TTCTGGTACAGATAACAAGATAAATTTTAATCTAGTTAATTCTGATAATAAGCCCTACGACTTAACAAGTCAACAGGCTTTTTTCAATATGACAGATATTGAGACAAATGAGACTGTGTTAGCAAAACAATTGACAATCAGTGATGCTACTAGAGGTAAATGTAATACCACAGTTTTAACTAACGAATTATATAATCTAGCACCAGGATTATATCATTTTTCAGCATACGTTGAAAACTCAAGTGGTGCAAAAACACTAGTCTATACTGATAGGGCTGGCGATGCCGTAGGAGTAGTAGAAATCAAAGGTGACAGTTTTCCAACAACAAGACCAACAAAAGTAGCAAGTTCTTTCACACTCAGAAACACTTGGTATTACAGCAACAACTTGTCAGGATCATCTGAACAAAACTTGACATCAAGAGCTCACACAATAGCAATATACACTACAAACTTTACTGGTAACGTAGCTATTGAAGGCAATTTAGATAATACTGCTAGTACAGATGATGACGATTGGTTTGTGATTCCAATACAAGGTATGGGTGCTACACAAACATCATTTACACCATCATCAGCTGATCAAAAGATTGATCCTTTTCAATTCGAATCTGCTGTTAGATGGATCAGAGTAAAATACAAGCCAGGAACAGGAAACGCAGGTACCTTTGATCAAATGCTATTAAGAAATTAATGTTTGATCTTTTATCCAGTCACATAGAACCGGGATTTAAAAAATGTTTTAGTGCTTATACGAGTGCTAACAACGACAGTAAACGTTCTCCGATTGTACGTTTATCTTTTGCACCATTTTATAACGAGAAAGATTTTGAAAATCGTTGTCTTAATATAGCATTCACTGACGAGATGAAATTAATGACGTCAGGTCAAGCTCACAATGGTATAAGTTTGATCGTAGCAAATGATTTTGGCACCGGTGGCCAACCCATTGAAAAGCATTTTATTAAAATGATAGATCACATAATAAAAGAAAATAACTGGAAAGTTTATCCATCATCAGATATTCCTGAAGATTTTTTTAAAAGACTAAAAGAAGTTAGCTGGCCAGAGGGAGTAGGCATTGTTGAACCTGACTATATGACCTTGCTTCATACCATATTAGCAACAAAAAAAGCTTTTGGAAAAAATTTATTATCTGTGTATTTTGATTGGGAATATGATAATAGTTTTAATCAATTTTTTAAATATTATCACATTGACGTAACGGATAATCCAGAAAAAGCTGTACTGGTAACCAATAAATTCATTGATGATAAAAGAGCTAAAGAAATAGTAGATATGAAACCAAATACAGTAATCAGTTTTAAAGATGGAACAATAGATGATTATAATAGCGATGAAGCTATGGGTAGATTGAAATTTAATGAGATTCATTTAGTTCCTGCTGGTATAACCCAAATTGGAAACACTATGGTTGCTGATAACTATATCAACAATCTAAGATCCACTGACGAAACTTTCAGACTTATTGAAACTGTTGGCGATAGGGTAGAAACACTTTGGAAAATGGCACTAGAATCAAGAATAAATTTCAATGATGTTGTAACAGAAATAACCAGAGCCAGTATTTCTGCAAATAGGTTTAAATTACAAACCTTTGGTGTTGGACATAATATCTATAAAGCTTAAATTAATTGACTTTTAGGTAACTTTCACGTATAATAATATTAATGAATTTACAATCTACAATACTTGCATTTATTGGTGGTAAGCATAAGAAAACACCATCTGGTTGGCATACTATTAATTGTCCAATGTGTGTAACACAAGGGCATTCTGCTGACAAAAGAAGAAGAGGTGGATTTAAGTTTAGCGAAGTTTCAAGTTATCATTGTTTCAACTGTGGATATAAAGCATCTTATACAGCCGGCAGATTAATAGGACGTAAAATGCGTGACTTATTAATCAATATCGGAGTACCAGAATCAAAAGTAAAAGAATTACAGTTGATTGCGATGAAAGAAAAAGATGATAATGTTGTAGTTAATAAGCAATCTCATTATGCAAATGATTTTGAAGAAAAACAATTACCAAATAATTCTGTATTATTGAATGAAATTATCAAAGGAGCAAATCCACCTACTGGTGCTTTATTTGTTTACAAGTATCTGATGGATAGAGGTTTAGATTTTTATGATAAGTTTTATTGGAGTACAGATCCATATATGAAAATTAATGAAAGAGTTATTATACCGTTTTATGCTAATGGAAAATTAGTAGGATATACAGCTAGAGTTATAAAGGATTATGACAATGTACCAAAATATTATTCGGTAGTACAACCTGGATACATTTATAATTTTGATCACTTGTATAAAGACAGAAAATATATTATAATAACAGAAGGTGTATTAGATGCACTTGCAATAGATTCAGTAAGTTCTTTAGGAAATAAGCTTACACAAGGACAAATAGATTTGATTAATAGCATTGGCAAGACTGTCATTGTTTGTCCAGACAGAGATAAGTCTGGAGGAAATTTAATTGATGTTGCTGTTGAAAACAACTGGCTAGTAAGTTTTCCACAATGGGAAAACAACATTAAAGATTGTGCTGAAGCAGTAAAAAAATATGGTAGATTGTATACTGTACAATCTGTAATTAACGGTGCTATAGGTAATATAGCAAAAATTAAAGTTTTGAAAAAAATAGGAGCCACAAATGGTTAAAGAAAGTAAGAAAGATAAAGATAAAAACGCACAACCTAAACCACAAGCTCAGCCAATGCAACCAGGTATGATGATGTGGGACGCTGGAATAATGTATTTCAGTGATGGCTTTGATAGTAATACAACAAAGCCAGTAATACAAACAATTATTGAAAAGAACTTAATGCCAAACTCACAAAGACCAAATGAACTTACACTAGTAATTAATTCACCAGGTGGGCAAGTGCATTCAGCATTTGCATTGATTGACACAATGAAAGGATCAGCTATTCCTGTAAAAACAGTAGGACTTGGTATGATTGCAAGTTGTGGATTGCTAACATTTATGAGTGGTACAAAAGGACGTAGAGTTATTACACCAAATACAAGTATCTTATCACATCAATATAGTTGGGGATCAGGCGGTAAAGAACACGAACTATTTGCAAGAGTAAGAGAGTTTGAACTCAGCACAGATAGAATGATACAGCATTATAAAAAATGTACTGGTTTGAGTGAAAAGAAAGTTAGAGACATTTTATTACCACCGGAGGACAGATGGTTGTCAGCCAAAGAAGCAGTCAAGTATGGTATTGCGGATAAAATTGTATCGACTTATTAGGAGGAAAGTATGAGCGATAAATTGAATATTTTATGGGCATCTATGTGGGGTAATGCCGAAATGGTAGCTAAAAAATTAAATCACATAGCAAAAGAAAAAGGCATAGAAGCTGAATTAAAAGAAATGGATGATGTTTCATTAAGTCAGTTACAAGAGCTAACGAAAGTTGCTATTGTTACTTCTACTACAGGCGAAGGTGATATGCCAGATAACGGACAAGGATTTTGGGAAAATATTCGAGACGCAAAAGGAGTTGCGTTAAACAATTTAAAATATGGTGTACTTGCATTAGGAGACAGAGCTCACGATAATTTTTGTAATGCAGGTAAAAAAGTAGATAATCAATTAGATAGATTAGGAGCCCAGAGAGTTATTGAAAGGCAAGAATGTGATGGAAACACTGATGGTTCGATTGAATGGTCAGAAAAGTTTTTGGAACTGATTAGCAAATGAATGTCGCACTAGTTGATAAAATGGGATCAGACTTAACTGTGGTAAATGCCGCAAGAGTAAGTTATGCGAAAGAATCTGAATGGGATTCAATAACACCAGCTGGACCTACACCAGGAGTAATTAAAGAAAAAGATGAAAAGCTTATCAAGTTTTTAGCAGAACACAATCATTGGTCACCATTTGCTCATTGTAGCTTACAGTTTAGAATTAGTTCACCTATATTCGTTGCTAGGCAGTTAGTCAAGCATCAAGTAGGATTAAGCTGGAATGAAATCAGTAGACGTTATGTTGATTATCAACCAGAGTTATTTGAACCAAAAACCTGGAGAGGCAGACCTAAAGATTCTAAACAAGGATCAGAAGGTGTAGTTCAACTAAACAAAAATGAACAGCATATACTTGAAACTACAATGCAACAATGTTTACTAATTTATAAAAACTTAATTGAAAAAGGTGTTGCTCCAGAACAGGCACGTATGGTATTGCCACAGTCAATGATGACTGAATGGTATTGGTCAGGTACTTTATATGCTTTCGCTAGAGTATGCAACTTAAGGTGTGCAAAGGATACCCAAGAAGAAACAAGAGTAATAGCTGATCAAATTGATGAAATATGTGATAAAGAGTTTCCATATAGTTGGAAATACTTGCGATCTAAAACAAAAGAGGTTATAATAAACTAATGCCGACAGTATATACAGACGATTTACAGAAACTATTTTTAGAGTTTATGATAACTGATCCTGAGTTATTTGTAAGAGCTAGAAATATTATTAGTCCAGTTTATTTCAGTAAAAAATATTTTGAAGCTGTATCAATGTTTGTTGAACATTCAGAAAAATATCAAACACTACCAACTATAGATCAAATCAAAGCTAAATGTGAAATAGAGTTAAAACAAGTACCAAATATTGATGACACACAAAAGCAATGGTTCTTAGATGAGTTTGAAACATTTTGTAGACACAAAGCATTAGAAAGAGCGATAATTGATTCAGCTGATTTATTAGAAAAAGGTGACTATGGTCCAGTTGAAGAAAAAATTAAAGATGCAGTACGTATTGGACTTACAAAAGATTTAGGTACTGATTATTTTGAAGATCCGAAGGCAAGATTGATGGCACTTAAAGATAACAATGGAACAGTTAAGACTGGCTGGTCTATGTTAGATAAAAAACTATATGGTGGTTTTAACAAAGGTGAACTAACAATATTTGCAGGATCATCGGGTGCAGGTAAGAGTTTATTCTTACAAAACTTGGCTTTAAATTGGATAAGCCAAAAGCTAAACGTATTATACTTTACATTTGAGTTGAGTGAAGAACTGTCAGCAATGAGGCTAGATGCAATGGTAACAGGTACACCAACAAATGAAATATTTAAGAAAATTGAAGATGTAGATCTAGCAGTTAGATTAGAAAAAACTAAATCAGGTAATTTCCAAGTCAAGTATATGCCATCTGGTAGTACTACTAATGACTTACGTGCATTTGTAAAAGAGTATGCAATACAAAAAGGTGTTAAGCCAGATGTGGTGCTAGTTGACTATCTGGATCTAATGATGCCAATTAGTAAAAAGATATCTCCAACAGAATTGTTTATTAAAGATAAGTTCGTATCAGAAGAACTAAGAAACTTTGCTGTAGAACAGCAATTAGTATTAGTAACAGCATCGCAGTTGAATAGAGGTGCTATTGAAGAAGTAGAATATGATCAATCGCATATTGCAGGTGGTATCAGTAAGATCAATACAGCAGACAACCTGATTGGTATCTTTACAAGTAGAGCTATGCGTGAAAGAGGTAGATATCAAATACAATTAATTAAGACTAGATCAAGTGGCGGTGTAGGAAGTAAAATTGATTTAGCATTTGACATTGATAGACTGAGAATTACTGACTTAAATGAAGATGACGTAGAGATAATACCAACATCATCTGACGCATTGGTACAATCAATTAAGAAAAGATCATCCACAGTAACTGAAAAATCTGAAGCTTCAGTAGTGGCTGAAAAGACGGAAATTACTAAAGGATTACGTGATTTATTGAAGTCACAACGTCAAACCTTTGATAATAGCCAATAAATGCTGTTAATTTTTTGTAAAAATGTTATAAATATTTCATAAGGCGGTAATTTAAGCTATGAAGAAACATACACGTACCATATTGCAGGAAATTAGTAGAGTAGTTCCTGCTACCGATATGAATAATTTAGTTGAGACTCGTGCTGGCCACGTTATATCATCAGCAATAAATGTGACTAAAATGATATATGAATCATATGATGAAGCAGTTGCTGACGATTTAGTAAAGAGATTTGTTAATAGCATCAAGACAGCAGATCCAAAGAAATTTGAACGTGGAATTAAAAAGTTAAATGAGTCTAACAACAATGAAAGCTAACGATCTATTAAACGAAAATCCAAATCTACACCTTACACATTTAGAAGATTTGGCATTATTTCAAGGTAAGGCAGGTGCCATAAGAGCAGTTTCATTCTTAAGAAACTTGGCCGATTTAGCTAAAACTTCAAGCACAAAGAAATTTAATGTAACAATAAAGTGGGACGGCTCACCGGCAATAGTGTGTGGAACTGATCCTAGTGACGGAAAGTTCTTTGTTGCTACAAAAAGTGCATTTAACAAAGATGCAAAACTTAACAAAAGTATAGACGATATTAGAGTTAATCATCCTGATGCAGGGGAAACTAGCAAACAAGGATTGAGAGATAAGCTGGTACAAGCATTTAATAGTTTACAAAAGTTAGGTATAAAAGATGTATTACAAGGTGATTTACTTTGGACCAAAGGTGATTTAAAAACAATAAATTATCAAGGCGAATCATATATTGCTTTTAAACCAAATACAATAACTTATGCTGTACCACAAAGTATGCAATTAGCTAAAGAAATACAACAAGCAGATTTAGGTATTGTCTTTCATACAAGCTATTCAGGAAACAGTTTAGATAGTATGACAGCAAGTTTTGATATTGACATAGAAAGTTTAAACAAGACACCTGATGTATGGTTTGATGACGCCTACATAAAAGATTTTACAGGAGTTGTAAATCTTACAAAAGGAGAGTATGCAAATGTAACTCAAGCTATCAACGATGCTGAAAAATATATAAACTCATCAGGTAATATTTTTGATTTTTTAGAAGCTAGTGAGTTGGGAAAAAACTTTCAACAGTTAGTCCACGCAAATCATAACAATATGATTAAAGCTGGAGAGATAACACAAGATCCGTTAGCATTTTTTTATAACTTTGCAAAAGACTATGAAGCAAGAGTTGAAAAAGATATTGCAAAATTAAAAACAGGTAGAGAAGGGCCTGCTGGACAAAGAAAATTATTGGCATTAGAACAATGGCGAAATTATTATATGGCTAATAAGAAAAATATTCAAAATTGGTATAGTGCTTGGTTAAAACTGACAGCAATCAAAAATACATTATATCAAAAACTAAAAAATATAAAATCAATTGATGCATTTGAATTACAAGGTGACGAATATGTTGTAAGAGACCAAGAAGGTTTCGTAGCAGTTGATCACGTAGGTAATGCTGTTAAAGTTGTAGATAGACTTGACTTCAGCAGAAAAAACTTTGCCAAAGAAAGTTTAACACTAATTAATGATTTAAGTGAAAGTAGAGCTTTCAGATCAAGACAAGATTTAGGAAAAGGAACAGCCGCCGAAAATGGAGAATTGGTTTATGCTTATTGTTTAGCATTAATAGTTTTAACTGGAGAATACAAATATCAAAAGATGGCAAGAAATTATATTATTAGAAGTATGAGTTATGGAAATTATGATTTCTTTAGAACAAACGGAACAGATTTATATTTGTTATTACATAGCATAGTTGGATCTGGATCTATTGTACAGTTTGACGATAAAGAAAGTAAAAGTTATATTGAAAGATTACAAAGACAATATTCTGATATAAATCAGTTACTGAGATATATCTCAAATGATAACTTTTCAAGAAAACAAACTTCAACAATGTTAATGAGATTGGAAACTCAACTAGCAGTAAAATCACGTGATTTAAAAAAAATAAGAAGATTTGCTTCTGACTGGGATCGCCTGAAAGAAAAAGAAAGATTTAATATTGCAATTGATATAATGCAATATATTAGAGACAATGCACCAAGAAGTGAATTGTATGGAATTTTACAAAGTATGGTAAGAGAAAGAAATTTAAAAGATAGACACAATGTAAAACAAAAATCTCTACCAAAAAATGTGGCAGTAGGAGCAATTAGAAGATAATGTATTCTTTGAACACGAACAAAAATCAATATATGCAAGTAAGCGAAGATCTTGAAGTATATAAAATTATCACAACTTTGCCTATTGACTACAAAGATAACGATTTAGATCAGGATACACAAAAGGATTTTGATCATTTACATCAATTAATTACGATGTATGGAAAAATACTATTTTTTTCTAAGCCACGTAGATCTACTTACAAAGGTAAGCAGGTATATGAAGTAACATTTGGAGTTGAACAGAAGAATTTGTTTGAGCTAGGCTCAAATCCTGTAGGAGTGCTTGAAAATCGTCTAAATAACATAGTTCTGTTTAGTGATACTATATGCACACAAGGAGTAAATACAAATATATGGATTACTAAATTTTAAGGAGCATAGAGAAAATGGATAAAGTACCACCAAAAATTAACCCAGTACCACAAACACAGGATAGTGTGGAATTTGGTAGTTTGGAAGTTCACGTGGCATTAAGCCGTGAAAGACACGAAGAAATTAGTTCAAGATTTGACAGAGTTGAAGCTCATATGATTAAGATAGAAGAAGAAGTAGATAAAGGCTTTGAAAAAATACAAAAAATAGTTCTATGGTCGGCTGGTACGATGTTTTTCACTTTAATATCACTATTCATTACAACTATGCTGAAATAAGGAATTACAATGCTGATAAAAGACATAGTAGGAGAAAGTACACCGCAAATATACGGAAAGTATAAGCAGTCTCTAAAAAGAAGATATAGATGTCAAACAGGTCCAAGGAAAGGCAGAATAGTAGCTGATCCGGCCACTTGTACAGCACCGATCAATATTCAAAAGAAACAACAGATGAAGGCCACTAGAGCAAAACGTTCTACAATACAAGGCAAACTTTCATCATATACTAAAAAATATAACCCAACTTCGAAAATTGCAAGAAAACTTAACAAGCAAGTTAAGAAAAGAAGACAGCCAAAAATGAAAGCTTTAAAGCCTATTAAGTTAGGAAAGAGATAAAATGTTTATTAGCGATCTTATAACAGATGGAATACAAGAAGCCAAAATGATATTTGGCCGTAAAGGTAAACAAGTAGTTAAGAAATATCGTTGTACGTTTGGTAGAAAAAAGGGCAGAATTGTTAGCAATCCAAGTGTTTGCTCAGCACCTTTAGATATCAAGAAACGTTTTATTATGAAGAAAATGAAAGCGAGAATGGGTGCTAGATTACAAAGAAAAATCAAGTTTACGAAAAAGTACAATCCTGCTTCACGTAGGGTTAGAGCATTAAACAAGTCATTAAGACGAAAATAATACTTGATCTTTGTAATTAAATTTAGTATATTATTAGTATGGGTTTACAAAGAAACAAATTAGATAGAAGTGGTCCAGCTTACACAAGGAATAGAGAATTTTGTGCACCGGGCTTTCCTGATTATCCATCTCTTAATTCAGCTATAGAACATTTCAGATTTATGAAGATACTTTCAAAATGGGGACCGCCATACAAACTAGATACAAATTTTTTAGATCATATGGAACTACAATTAAGTAAGTTCAAAAATCAAAAAGATGCACACAAGAAGAAAGTCCAACACGTTAGAGAAATGTTGGATAAATTTGATCACATTACTGATAAAGTTGTTAAAAATATTGTTAGTAAAAACAAAGATAACCCAGAATTCAATGAAGCAATATCTACTAAAAAACGTGATGACGGAGTAGAAGTAGGCAACTACATTATTCAAGTTGTAAAGCAAAAATACAAAAGCTATCACATTATTAATAAGTTAAATCAAGATACACTTTTTACTGAAATAAGATTGTATGAGACAGCATATCTTATTGTAAAATCATTAATAAATGGATGTAATATTGACTCTGAAGAAATAGAAAATCTGCTAGATGAGAATGAAGAATACAACGAAATAGCTAAAAATATATGGCTTGAATCACGTAAATTGCGTGACAAATCATTGTCTAGTGCAGAGAAAGATGCCGTTAAGCAGACTATCGATCGTCTGGAAGATGAGCTATTTGATATAAAAACGCATATAACAAGCAATTACAATAGCGAATTTAATGGCGAAGATGTATAAATAACTGTACTATGAAATTAAACGATCTAAAATCTACATATGAAACTAAGATGGCGAGAGTAAATCGTTGGCTCGAAGAGACATATGGCTTCAAAGTATACGACAAAGTTGATGTTGAGAAGTTATATGCTACTAAAGAGCAGTTAGATATGCAACGTGAAGAGCTCAAAAAAAGCCTACCTTTTAATTCATATCACGAACATCCTGAATACGCAAAAAACATTCTTTTATCAGAAGCTATTGTTTTAATGATTGGTCAAATTGCTGACGAAGATATGCCAGCAAAACCAGATGATGGTAATGAGGACGGTGACGATAGCCCATTAACAACTGACAACAACAGCGACGAAGTTAGAGAAGAATTAACAGCGGCTCAGAAAAAGTTACCAGCTGGCTTACAAAAAGCTATTGCTAAAAAACAAGGTGACAAAGAAGAAGTAAAAGAGAACGAAGATTTAGAACAAGCTGAAACAGTTTTAGCTTCAAAAAATTTAGTTGATTCTTTACAAGGTATGATTGAAGATTTAGGTAAAATGCAAAACGAAGATTTAGCGGCGATCACAGATCAAATGCAAACTCAGTTTGGTGTAGATAAAGCAGGTTCGTTTAATGCTAATGTAAACGGAATTATTGATAACTTATTGAATGCGGCCAAAGAAGCCAAAGAGAGTGTCAACAATGAAGTATTGATGCTACAAGGTGAAGCACCAGCTTCAACAATGGCAGATGACCCAGCAATGGATATGCCAGCAGACGACGAAGGTGATTCACTAGAAATTGAAGAACCAGTTGACGCAGAAACAGACGGTGACGATTCAGCATCAGGTCCATTGGATGAGCCTCTTGGTAGAGCCAAGAAGGCATAATGAGACTTAAAGAACTCCAAGAAAGCTATATTTCAAATTTGCGTACTGACGTACTCAATCTTCTTATAAGATTGGTTGCTAAAGGCGATAATGAAATTAATACTGATTCAATGTCAGATGAGCTTAATAAAATGGGTCATTCCGTAAATCCTAATTCATTAGCTGATTTAGTGAAAGATATGCCAATGGTTAAAAGTATTAACCAAGATAAAATTACTTTAAAACCAAATTCTAATTTGACACAGTTCTCAAAAGATGCTACAATGGATAATGAAAAGAAAGTTGATAAACTTGCAAAGAAAACCATTGATAAGAATCTTTAATTGTGACCAAATTACTAGTAGAAAAATTTCAATATAAAAACTTACGCAGAACAACAATAGACGGTAAGCGTCATTATGTTGGTGAAGATGGTAACCCTGTACCTAGTGTTACTACAATATTATCTCACTCAAAAGATATGACAGCTCTTAACGCCTGGAAAAGAAGAGTAGGTAAAGCAGAAGCTCAAAGAATTGTTACGGAGTCAGCAAACTTAGGTACAGTAACACACAAACATTTAGAATCATATATTGAAGGTGTTGAAAGACCCGGAGGTTCGAACCAAGTATATCAACAAGCAAAACAATTAAGCGATATCATTATCAACAAAGGATTTGACAAAGTTGATGAAGTTTGGGGGATCGAGCAGGGGTTGTGTTTTCCTAACTTGTATGCCGGGACGGCAGATATGGTGTGCGTATATGATGGTATGCCTGTGATAGGTGACTTCAAAACAAGTCGTAAAGTTAAAAAGAAAGAGTGGATTGAAGATTATTTTGTTCAATGTGCCGCTTATGCCCTAGCACACAATGAAGTTTATGGTACAGATATACAAGCAGGACTTATTTTTATAGTATCACACAGCGGTGAATACCAGCAATTTTTAGTCAAAAACGGCGAATTTAAAAAATATACAGATATGTGGCTTGACAAAGTAGAAGCTTTTTACAAAGCTACTAAATAGTATTATATTAAGGTTTTAGCAAGATGACAACAACATTTGTAAGATTAAAGAACAGACGTGGAAATAGAGATGATTTACCTCAGCCGTTAGCTGAAGGTGAAATAGGTCTAGCATTAGATACACGTGAGCTGTATATTGGTGGCGGTGATCAGTCAGCAAAAAATAGAATGGTGCAAGTAGGTAATTTCTTAAATGCACAATCAAGTGTACAGAGCTTAATTGATACAAGGTTAGTTGTTTTTAAAATGGCTTCAACTGAAAGTTTTGTAGGTAATGGAACAGATACAAGTTCGACTGTATTAAATGGTGGAACAGCTTTAACATTTCCTACTGGCAAAAACACATCGGGTTTTGGATCAGATAAACTTGAAATATTCAAATACAATATTAACAAAATACCTTCTAAAGTTTCAACAGCAGGTTATTCGGTAAGTGTAGCAGGATCGGATTTAACTGTTACATTTAATTCAACAGGTAAACCAGAAAACAATTCAGTAATTTGTGTAACTAAATGGCTTAACACAGAAATAATTGATTACGTTAAAAAAGCTTATGCTGATGAAATGTCAATAACAGTAGCAGATGTAACAACAGCAGTTTCAAAAACTGAAGATGTTATTACTTTTAGTGCTACTGGTAAAACAACATATACTTTGTATAGTGATGTAACAACTGGAACTGGTTTTGTTGATATTGGAGACCAAGGTGCTAGTCAAGTTGCCAAACAGAATTCATTTGCTACACAGTTAGCACAAGAAAACGGAATAGGATCAGCTGGTATTAATACGGCTGTATTCATTCGTGGAACAATGACAGGCTTAGGATATCCATCAGAAAAGATTACAGTTCCTGGATCTTTACTAATTGAAATGGATAGTCCACAACAGGCAATATTATTATCTAAATTTTTAAACACCGCTGTTGGAACAGCAGAAGTTTCAGTAGCAAACAACATCAAAATCTTCACCCAAGATAGCAAACCAGATTTTGAGAATAATCAATATGTTGGGCCAACTTTTTTAATCAAGAAAACTTTAACCAAAGGTGGTGCAACAGCAGACGTAACAACTTTTTCATCAACTGAAACTAATACTTACTTTTTAGATTATTCTTTGAAAATAGGTTCTGCCTATGCCGTAGGTTGTATAAGAATCATATCAGATGGTACTAACGTCCACTATATTGATGATAGAACAGAAACAGCAAGTACAAGTGACGTAGTATTTTCCACTCCAGCAGTTAGTGGTGGTTTAATTAAATTACAATACACTAATTCAAGTTCTTCAACCGATGCTACCCTATCTTATGTTTTAAAACGTTGGTTAACCAGTTAACTATCCTGATAACTAACATTTGTCCACGATTTTTTATAATTTTTTATTGACAATATTGAGTATTGTTTAGTAAAATTAAAATATATAAAACAAAAGGTAAAAAATGAACAAAGAAGCAGACCTGTATATTGTTAAACGAGACGGTAGAAAAGAATTACTAGACATTAACAAAGTACACAAGATGACAGAAGCCGCTTGTGAGGGATTGACAGGAGTGTCGTCTTCGCAAGTAGAGATGAATTCAGGCCTACAGTTTACTGAAGGTATGTCAACACAAGACATTCAAGAAGTATTAATAAAATCAGCTAACGATTTAATCACATTAGAAAATCCAAACTATCAGTATGTAGCTTCAAGGTTACTACTTTTCTCACTTCAAAAACACGTATTTGGTAAATGGTTACCATCAGATAATCATATTCCATTAAGATATCTAGTGTCAAGAAATATTGAACGTGGAGTATATGACAAAGCAATACTAGATCAGTTTAGTGATGATGAATGGAATAAACTAAATGGTTATATGAAGCACGAAAGAGATTGGGATTTTACATACGCAGGCCTAAGACAAGTAGTAGACAAATATCTTGTACAAGATAGAAGTTCAGGTGCAGTATATGAAACACCGCAATATATGTATATGATGATTGCGGCAACATTATTTGCGAACTATCCTACTGATACAAGAATGCAGTATATTAAAAAATATTACAACGCAATTTCTACTTTTAAAGTTAATATACCTACGCCAGTAATGGCAGGAGTAAGAACACCTATGAAACAATTTGCTTCTTGTGTTCTTGTTGAAGTTGATGATACATTGTCATCTATCTTTTCGAGCGATATGGCTATTGGAAGATATATTGCACAAAGAGCCGGCATAGGAATTAATGCAGGTCGTATCAGAGGTATTAACTCTAAAATTAGAGGTGGTGAAGTAGCACATACTGGTGTTGTTCCTTTCCTTAAAAAGTTTGAAGCAACTGTGAGATGTTGCACACAGAATGGTGTGCGTGGTGGTAGTGCGACAGTACACTTTCCTATCTGGCACGCCGAGATTGAAGACATATTAGTTTTAAAAAACAACAAAGGTACAGAAGACAACAGAGTTCGTAAATTAGATTACTCAATACAAATTAGTAAACTATTTTATGAGAGGTTATTGTCTAATGCTGATATAAGTCTTTTCTCACCTCACGATGTACCAGGCTTGTATGATGCATTTGGCACAACAGAATTTGATGACTTGTATATCAAGTATGAAAAAAATAAAAATATCAGAAAGAAAAAAGTTCCTGCACAAGATCTTTTTAACAACTTATTAAAAGAAAGAGCAGAGACAGGGCGTATCTATATTATGAATATTGACCACTGTAACTCACACTCTAGTTTCAAAGATAAAGTTAATATGAGTAACTTATGTCAGGAAATAACACTACCAACTGTGCCAATTGAACACATTGACGGTAATGGAGAGATTGCTTTATGTATTCTTTCCGCGATTAATGTTGGTCAGTTAAAAGACTTAGATGAATTAGAACCTTTATGTGATATTGCCGTAAGAGCTTTAGATGAAATAATTGATTATCAAAAGTATCCAGTGAAAGCGGCAGAAATATCAACTAAGGCTAGAAGAAGTTTAGGTGTAGGTTATATTGGACTTGCACACTATCTAGCTAAACACTATGTTGGATATGGTGATAAAAAAGCATTAAAGATTGTACACGAGCTAACTGAAGCATTCCAATATTATCTAATTCAAGCATCTATGAATCTTGCACAAGAAAAAGGTAAGTGTGAATATTTTGAAAGAACAAAATATGCAGATGGTAAGATGCCAATTGATCATTACAAAGAAGATCTTGATGAAGTTTGTAGTACAACACTAAAACTAAATTGGGAAAAACTTAGAAAACAAGTAAAACAATTTGGTATGAGAAATTCAACATTGTCAGCACAGATGCCTAGTGAGAGTTCTTCCGTTGTTAGTAATGCAACAAATGGAATTGAACCACCACGTGGATTTTTATCAGTTAAAAAATCTAAAAAAGGTCCTTTAAAACAAATAGTACCACAATATAAAACACTAAAAGATTATTACACTTTACTATGGGATATGCCTAGCAACGAAGGATATATTAATATTGTTTCAGTAATGCAAAAGTTCTTTGATCAAGCAATATCAGGTAACTGGAGTTACAATCCAACGCAGTATGAGAATAACGAAGTACCAATGAGTGTTATGTTCAAAGATTTATTAACAACATATAAATTGGGTTGGAAGACAAGTTATTATCAGAACACATATGATTTTAAAACAGATGCTTCTGTTGAAGTAGAGGTAGCACCAATACAACAAGCGGCAACTGAATTTGAAAAAGCTAACTTAGAAGTACAAGCAGGTGATGACTGCGATGCTTGTAATATATAGGTAAATATCTCAGATGGCAAAGACAATTTTTAACAGGAACGAGATCGACTTCACTAAAGAGCCAATGTTCTTTGGAGAGGATCAGAATGTTCAAAGATATGATGTGTTCAAGTATCCACAGTTTGATAAATTAAATCAAACTATGTTGGGTTACTTTTGGAGACCTGAAGAAGTAAGTTTGCAAAAAGATAGAGCTGATTTTTCTACATTCAGACCAGAACAGAAACACATCTTTACAAGTAACTTAAAATATCAAACACTATTAGATAGTGTACAAGGTAGAGGACCATCATTAGCATTTTTACCTTACGTTTCTAACCCAGAGCTAGAAGGCTGTATTGTTACTTGGGATTTCTTTGAAACAATACACTCAAGAAGTTACACACATATCATTAAAAATGTATATCCAGATCCATCAGAAGTATTTGATAAAATTTTAAATGATAAAGAGATTATAAAAAGAGCTATAAGTGTTACAAAAAATTATGATGCATTTAGCGAAGCGGCTGAAAACTACTTTGCAAAAGGTAAAGGTGACTTATATGATGTTAAGAAAAAATTATATCTTGCTATGCATAATGTAAACTTATTGGAAGGTTTAAGATTCTATGTATCATTTGCTTGTACATTTGCATTTGGTGAACTTAAACTTATGGAAGGTTCAGCAAAAATTATTAGTCTAATTGCTAGAGATGAAGCAACACACTTGAACTTGTCAACACACGTGATTAAAAATTGGCAACAAGGTGATGATAAAGATTTTACAAAGATTATCAAGGAATGTGATAGTCAAGTGTACGAAATGTATAAAACCTGCGTAGAAGAAGAAAAGGCGTGGGCAAAACACTTATTCAAAGATGGAAGTATTATTGGATTGAACGATAGACTATTATTCAAATATGTTGAGTTCATTGCTAATAAAAGATTAAAAGCATTAGGTATGGAGCCAATCTTTGAACAACCAGTAACACAAAATCCATTACCTTGGACACAGCACTGGTTATCGTCTGCCGGTCTGCAGGTTGCACCACAAGAAACTGAAGTTGAAAGTTATATCATTGGTGGTGTCAAACAAGACGTAAACAAAGATACATTTAAAGGATTTAAATTATAATGTTAAAAGAACCAATAAAAACAGATGACATCATAGCTTTGAAGCTTGTATCTGGAGAAGAAGTTATTGCTAAAGTTGTTACAAACGATGAAACAATGCTTACAGTCAACAAACCATTAACACTAATTCATACACCAAAAGGCGTTGCTATGAGTCAGTATATATTAATGCAAGATATGACTGTTCCAGTATCAATTGATAAAGAAAAAGTTATAGTAATCACAAAAGCAAATTCAATTGCTAGTGATCAATATACTCAAACTTTATCATCAATTAAAAAGCCAACACCACAAGAAAAATCGCAAATAATCACTAATTAAGTGGGTATAAAAACAGTATATAAATACTGTTATGCCAGCGGTAACAAGATTAGGAGATGTATGTACAGGTCACGGATGCTTTCCGTCTAGACCGAATGTAAGTGCCTCTCCGACTGTTTTTGCAAATGGAATAGCTGTCCATAGACAAGGTGATGCTTGGGGCAGTCATTGTTGTGTGATTTGTCATACTAGTGTATTGGCAAGTGGTTCGGCAACAGTATTTGCAGATAACAAACAGGTAGGTAGAATTGGTGATCCGGTCGCTTGTGGTAGTACAGTAGCAGGTGGTTCTGGAGACGTATACGCAGGAGGATAAAAATGTCAACAAGAAATATTTGGGGTATAGGAAAAGATATATTAAACTTTCCAAATGATATAATTCCCTCATCAAGTCAAATGAGTGATACGCAGAAAAATTTAATTAATAGCGGATTACTTGATCAAGTTGACTATACTGATCCTTGGGGTAGAACAACCAAATCATATCCTGGTTTTCAAAATCCTCATAATGATACTTTGACAAAAATAGCTAATGGTTGGAATGATAGAATGTCAGTTATGCCTGATGGTTGGAATGATTCGAACTATGCCAACAGAGCAGTCGTTGATACTAGTGCGTTAGGAGATGGTATTGGATCAAGAAAATTAACTGACACAGAAATCAAAGACATTGGTTTTGTAGAAGGTATTCTAAAAGACTTTACATTTTTAACTAACAGACAATCTGGAATGGATCTTACTGAATATACTAATCCAAACAGTATGTGGTCAGTTATGGGTAACACTTCTAAATTTGGCTCTATGGTTGGTATACCAACAACACCAAGTTTTCCTACAGGTGTAGTGGTTCCACAGATCACAAATTATCTCGGTGTTGCTAGAACTGTAAATGAAATTGGACAAATCTTGAGTAACGTACCTAAAGGATATTCATCAGGTCCTTGTAAATTCATTGAAGATATAATGGGTGCAATTATGAAAGGTGGTTCGATACTGAATGATATATTAAACAAAGTGCTTGAAGTACTAGGTATCCTTGGACTAGTTAATGCAATAATTGGAATGGTCAAGATGCTAATGAATATGATACTTGAAGACTTAAGAACATTAGGATCAGCTATTGAAAGAATGAAGCAGGCGGCTCTATCTGGATTATTAGAAGCATTAATGAAAGACCCTTGTATGAGATACTTGATCACGGCAGGATTGGCAGTAGCTGGTACAGTTGCCATTCTAAAAACAACCTCTTTATAAATTTTCTTGTATTTTTTTAAATTTCGTGTATAATAACTCTACAACGTTGAAGTTGTCGTAATAAATTATATGGACGTGGGGGCAGTACCCACCACCTCCACCATTAAGTTAAAAAG